AGAATAGAGAAGTATTTCAAGGATGCCTGAAATCAATCGATTGGTGCCCGAGGCCGGAATCGAACCGGCACGACTTTTTTGAGTCGGCAGATTTTAAATCTCACACCTGCCAAGTAAATCAATCACTTACGCAATTACACTGGACAACTATACGACACTATTGTCTTTGTAACTGTCTCATATTTGTCAGAATTGTGGGGCACCTCTCTTAGGTTGTGTTGGCAGATTAGGAACCAAGGGAACTTCCCATGGCATGACACCACTAGGTACTACTCGGTCAGGTGAAGTCACCCTTCCGTCTTTCCCTGTGAATGTTGTAGTGGTGCCATCAGTAAAGGAGTACCCTGTATTCCCGTTTTTATCGGTGTACTGGGTATAGTTCCCATACTGAGTGGCATACCCGACATTCCTACCATCGGGACCCATGATGACTTGAGCTTGGACGCTACTAGAGAGCACCAGAACCACGATAAGAGCCTTCTTCATATCAACCCCCTACCACTTTAAGTTTAGGCCTACGAAAGCTATCTAAAGCTTCCAATCCCTCTAGTAATGTATTCGGCGATAGGTGCATATATCTTTGAGAAACCACGATAGAGCTGTGCCCCATCCAGTCCTTAATAAACACAGCACTTTTGCCACCCATAGCCAACCTAGAGGCACAAGTATGACGAAGCATGTGTAACGTGAATCTCTCATCGTCATTCATCTTCATCTTATCTCTTAGAATATCCCAGTCTCTTCTTAGAGTAGAAACAGTGAGATCTCTAAAGAGCTTCTTGGTGCCATCTTCAAGTTGCCTACTCTGGACAATATCAAGGCATCTCTGGGTGAGTGGTACAGATCTAGCAAAGTCACTCTTAGTCTGACCTGCATGTAGGGTGGCTCTGCCATTCCTACAGTCATCTAGAGTTAACTCAAGGAGTTCTGTTTTACGAAAACCAGTATCAATAGCAAAAGGAATGAGATCAGTAAGTGCAGTCAGACCCATCAACTCACACACCTTGAGAGCCTTTAGCTCCTCTTCAGCACCCATATAGCGAATGCTGTGCTCGGACTCTTTCTTACGAGGCATACGGAAGCTACGGTCTAACCAATCGTTATCCTCAGCGATCTTGAGCATCACTGACAAGGACGATAACTTTCTGTTAACTGTTGCACCTGCGTTACCTTCTGAGACAACAAAATCAGTAGCCATGTTGCGAATAGACTCCGTAGTGATGTCTTCGATTCGTGTATCCCATCCCAACTTATCAATACAGGCACGTGCATTACCAGTGGCTGCACGAACACCTTTGGTGCCCTTCCAGTGTGAGTTGACAGTGAGATCAAAAAGCTTACGCAAAGTGACCCCAGTTGGCTCCCTGTAAGGCTGTACGCTATCCCCTAAGTAGTTCTCTAGGTGCTTACGTTTTCTTCTGGCTAGTTCTTGAAGCTCTACCTTCTCAGCTTCCTGACGGGTGCTAAAAGTAGCTCGGAATCTGTCTTTTCCGCTTCCGACTGAGACTAACCAGTTATCTCCACGTTCATAAATAGGCATAGATCCTCCTTATGAGAGCTGGGCAATCAACTTCCTGCCCTTCTCGGTTAAGACTACAAGTTTCTGCCGTCTATTTACAGGGTTCTCATAGTAGTCCAATAGGTCTAAACCTTTCTCACCTACTTTACCATTCGACAAGGTAACGATGTATCTAGACGCATTAGCCAAGAGAATCCCTGACATGTCTGCTAAATCAGTAAGTGAGAGGCCTTCGTTCTTGGCAGCATTAAGAAAGAATGCAACTTGCGATATAGGCATGTTGGAATCAATCCTTCTAAAGGCTTCAATCACGTTCAGACTCTTATTGATCTGACTAGCAGATACCTTACTTAACTTTTCCACTTTACTTTCTCCTGCCGTGTTATCTCTCCCGAGTTCGGCTGACTACTACGCTTACATTTAGAACACGGATACAAAGGCTTCTATTAGCATCCTGCTCAATCCACACGTCAAACATAATCGTGCGCTCTAGTCCTACATATATGACTGTTTTTCTTATTTTCAATACCATTTTAACCTCAAAAGTGAAATATTTAACGTTCCGAAAGTATTACTGGTCGGTAACTGTTCCGAAATTAACCCCATAAACACTGTATATCTATACAGTCAATGATGTCAATCAATTAAATGTTGCAACTTGTGCAGTGAAAAAGATAAGCATTACAAAACAAGCAGTTAGAAAAGGTATGACATGCTCCATCTGAATTACTCCTTATAAAATTTAAAACTTGATTTGCCCAAGCCTTTGCGCTAGGACATCCTTGGGTCACTACTCAAAAACACCCACAGAAAACCCCTAGATTTACTAAGGGTTTTCTATTCAGGTTCTTGGTTTACAGCTTCTAGCTTGTTTCCTTCGTTTACAGCCTCAAGCCTGTGCGCTAGGTATCAATTCCTCAGACTCATAGGAGAGAATCTCCTCCCCTGTTTCCAGCACCTGCTCAATCCCCTGATAAATAAAATCGGGGCTGTAGTAGCTATGTGGGCTGTAATCTTTTAGTGCTATCTCTAGAGTTATGCGGATGGTTCTCACGCTAAGGCCTCCAGTAGTTGCAGTCTTCTGTGCTTGTGCTTAGTGAACCTCTTTAAGACCTCACAAGCCTGAGGATGTGCCATCGGGTATCTGGTCATAAAGATGACATCACCCGTCTTCTCAATGATGGAAACAATATGGAATAGCTTCATGCTGTGATCTCCCTAAGTGTTTCGAGATACTTAAAAATCACCCCATCAGTACGCTTCCACAGCTTTTCTAATCTTTGATATATCTCTTCATGCTGAGCCTTTGGGTACAGCTTCATGCTTAAGGTGAATATTTCGTGCTGCATCTGGTATCTGGTCATGAGTGCTTCTCCTTGTTTAGTAGGTAGTGCAATGGGCAGGACTTACCCAGTTAAGTAAATCGTCCACAGTTACCCTCTAGACTAGCTAAAGAGTAACTATTGAAGATTTGCAAGTATTAGATCGCACCAATACCGCTTAAATAAGATAAATACCAAGTGGTGGACATCAACAAGCCCAATAGACAAGCTCCGAGAATGTCCCATTTAGTGGGCTGTGGTTGTTTGTTTGCTGTGTTCATGTTTAAACTTCCTCTCTTTTCTCTTCTAAATCACTACACCACTTGTAAAGATCTTCCAATGATGTAGAGGCTTCTACTTCTAAAATCTCCTCATCTCCGTTATCAGAGTTAGTCCAGAGTGCATAGATAGAGTCAGAACCTAGGCCAATATATAAAGTAAATGGATAGTCTTCTAACCACAGATATACGTTTCCTGAGTTATTGTTCTCGTTTGCTTCACCGTAGCCGCTTATATCCATTCCCAAATCCGAAGCTTTAGTGATTAAGAGTCCGATTTTGCGTGTAGCGTTAGAGCAGAGGTTCGATGTGATTTGCATTTTATATCCTTCGTTTAGTTTGTTTAACTGTTACAACGATGTAAGTATTACATATCGGACATCATAAATCTACAGTTTTTATTTCACGATGTGAGATAGTTACAAATAATTAACAGTTAAACAACAGAAAACAAAAAGAAAAACTATAGATAGCGTTGTGGTCTATCTATATGTGTTCTTAAGGTACAACTCTGGGAGGTCATGAAAGAGCCTGTGAGCTGTCCTCTAGTTGGTCATAGGTTGGCTTGTGGTGAATCTTTGGGTGGCTTGTGGTGTGGCTATGAGTTGGCTAGAGGTGTTCTTGAGGTGGTCTCTGGGTTGCACTGTAAAAAGAAAAACTACTGATAAGCTGAGATAGACAGACATTGAGAACCATTCTCATTTAGAGCTGAACACCTAGAGAATCCCTTAGTTATCGCTTACGCTAGATATTTAATCTATTGCTTGGTGTTAATAATCAACCACTTACAGCACCTCTGGACACATCACGGGACACATTGCCCTCTCTTTTGGGATTCTTGAGGGGGTACAAGGGGGTATTGCGCCTATCTAGAAATCGAGGTGCCCTCAGAAATTTTTGTACTAAATTATTTCCCAGTAAATATACAAATATCGGACAACACTGGGAAAACTTAAAGTTCCCCATCGGTAACATTAGCTGTCATTTGGTCAACATATTGACCAGAAGTTACCGTTCAGTAATTTTAGTAGTACACGTTACGTGAACAAGGATCAATAAAGTAATCCTTAGACAACTTAAAGATTAACTTATAGCTCTTTAGGTAACTCCGAGTTCCTTCCTGTAGACTCTTCGTCTGCGAGTACTGGGTCTTTCGTATAGGAACTCAGAGTTAAACTTTACAATCCAAAGAAATACCTTTACAATCATGTAATTAACATTGATTTGTAACTATTAACATGGTGTATGTTAATGTGAAAAGTTCATGTTATGACTCATAAATAAACCCCTAGTAGACTTATGGACTCATTTATGAACCATTTGATAGCTACAGGTTTAACACTAAGAAAGCTCTAGAATCTTTCCCTACTCGGGTTTCCAAAGTTGCAGCGCACTATCCAGTGACTTCCCGACTTCGATGTGGTGTCATATTTCCCCTTATGGCAGGGGTACGGTTTCACTCATCCGTGTTAACAGTAGTTCAGTGTTAAACCCATAGGTATCAATAGATGTCCCATATTTGTACCTATAGGTATTACTATGTTAGTTATTACATGTAGGTAATTATCAATATAGACATACATTAAGTAACTTCTAGATAACTAAAAGTAATACTAGAGGTGTCTATAAGTAGCTACTCATATATATCATAGCCATATAGGCTCTAGTTTCCCCCCTACCCCCCATAGATAACTATAGAGACTAGGAGTGATACTAGAGCTTACGTAAGTCATATATACATCATGAGCACACATAAGGACTAGCTGGTCTTATTGCAGAGCTGTCTTATGCTCATACTAGCCAGAACCTTATGAGACAGTTGCACTCATAAAGTCGTTCCCCAGTAGAGCTTCCTCTACCAATTGTGCAATAGTCAAACTTAGTCCCTGTCAAGGGTGCTCATCCCTGTGTGCTTGGTTGTAACCCATCCATGTTATAGGTTTGTTTTGCTGAAATCCAAAGACATTCCCCATGAAGTTCTTGAGTTCTTTCTTTTGGAAGTCTTCTTTGATCTGCTCGGCTGCCTTGTTGTTATCCCTAGACATGTGCTCAGTCCAATAACCTATAGCCATTGCTAGAGCGTCTAATCTATCGTCATGGATCAATGCTCCCCTATCTCGTGTAATACGAGTCATCTGGTAGAACAAGGAATACTTAGGATCCTTAGCTGAATCAAAGTCAAGGTTGATTAACTTCTGGTCAACTATGAGTCTGTGTGTGGATAACACTGGCTCTAATGTGTCGATAATCCTCATCTCTTTCTGAGTAGAATGTTTAACTTCTTCTACTGAGCATGGATATACCTGACCAAGGATAGGCTTGAGTAACTGGGTGTACATACCATCACCAAAGTTGGCCTCGACAATGATCTGTTTAACTTGATGCTTCTTAGCTAACAGGGCTAGAGTCTTAAGTGTGTCAGGTGAATAGCCACCGAGAAGACCACCAGCAGCAACCAGATAGAGATTACCTGCCAACATTTTGACAATTGCATATCCTGTTTCATCTGAGCCTCTTCCTGAAGGGTCAATAGACATTACACAGCCTGTGTACTCGTGCATATCTTCTGAGTGCCACATCGGTCTGTAGAACCTGTCTCCTGTTAAAGCTACGTTGGGGACATCGTTGATAGTCAGTTCTGGAGCTGCTGCCCAAGCTACCTTTAAGTGAGCCATGGTTGGGTTTAAGTTCTGAATGACTAGATCGCTAACCTTCAGTGGATACCTGTCGGCATCACTAAGGCTGGTATCAAGCATGAACTGAAGTGCAAAACCAGCTTTACCATAGGACACCCTACGTTCCATGAGGTCTTCCTCACCGAATCGTCTAGGGTCTGTAGGCTTACCTATTACTGTGGAGTCTTTCTCCATAGTCATTGTGATGACTGGAGCTAGTCTTCCTTGGTATTTGATGACCTGTGCTAACTCTGGATACAGAGCTGGCCAGATACGTACTTCATACCCACGCTCAGGAAGCTGGTTGTACAAAGACATCTCAGTCTGAGGGGTACCTAAGTACATAATCCTAGAGGTGTCTAATGGTTTGAGAATGGAGTCAAACTCTTTGACAGACTCTGAGAGCTTGTCTCTCATCATCTGAGTGGCTGAGTTGTTAGGAACTTCACAGTCATCGGCAATGATGATGTCTGCACGTGAACCTGTAAGCTGCCCAGTGATACCTACAGACTTTACTGAAGGTGAGTGGTCAGGTAGTGCTGGTCCCACATCAAAGGCCAACATAGAGTCTCTCTGGCCTTCTTTAGGTTTCAAGTGGTGTAACACGGGGATCTCGTTAATCAGTCTTTTTACGAATGATGCAAAGGCATCTGCTCGTTCTTTAGATGCTGAAACAACCAAGATCTTCTTCTGAGGATCATTCAATAGTATCCAGCAGACGAATGCAGAGGTTAACCACGATTTGCCTACCCCTCGAAATGCTTCGATAACGGAACGTTTAGGTCCGTGTTGTAGGTATTTGGCAATGTCATACTGTATTGGTGTAGGTTCTGGGAGGTTTAAATGCTGCCAGACTACATAGGTGAACTTACGGAAGTCCCCCTGAATAGGGTGTAACGGTTGTTCCATATATGAGATAGTTACCGATTAGAGAGCTTTAGAGACACTTTCAGAGGACATCTAAGGGGGTAGCCTAGGATGCCCTGAGAAAGTGCCTTGTGGGCTGTTTTAAGAAAGGTTCTTAAGTTTGTATAGAGTGCTCTGATATGTGTTCATCAGGTTCTCTACTAAGTTCTCAAGTGCACAGTTTTCCTTACAGATTTCTTCTAGGTTGGCATTGAGCCACTCTAGTTCTGATTGGATAAAGGACACTATTTCAGTCTTAGCTGGTGCCTTGTTTAGGTTCACAGAACCAATAAGGTCGAACTGCCCTTGATAAGCTTCAACGATTGCATCAATCTGGTCGATGATGGAATCATAAAAGCTACCTAAAGCCGAGTGCTGGGAGAAACTTTTGGTTTTCCAGTGGGCTAGGTGTGCAATATTACGGGCAGCAAAGACACGTGATACGAGTTCTTCGATCATTAGTTAGTCTTTCTGATAGGGACGATATTGTCATCGTCAAATACTGGGAGATCAGCAAGTGAATGCAGAGGTGATCCTTGGGCAGCAATAGCTTCTATCTTGTTGTCTTTTAGAAACTGACGAGCTACGTTAAGTATTGCTGCTGGTGCTGGTGCACGGATAGGCTGACCATCTTTGTCTAAAATGGGGGTACCATCGTTCAACATTAAAGGGACACCCTCCGAGATTGCAGCCGTTAGGACTTCTGCAAGTTTGCCGTGAAGTCCACTTAGGGACTGTTCATCAGCTTTACTCATAGGAATGCCTTAATAATCTTTTCGAATCCTAGTGATTGGAAAGTATAGGCCGTGATGATCCCTATAGCGATCCACTTAATTTGGGCTAGAGTCTTCTCGATTCCTTGTAAAGATTTCTTTAAAGAGTCAGATATGTCTTGCAGACGCTTTAAATCATCCGCATGATCCTCTACTCGAAGTTCGAGTTTTATGACTCGGTGTTCAAGTTGTTCCATGCTATAGACCTAACAATGCCTTTTTAGCACGACCTTCAGCTCTGCAATCTTCAACGTATTCGTTGTAGGCTGTAAACTCTGAACTAGGCTGTGTGCGTAGTAAACGGATCTCATCGGTAATACTATATTTCTGAGCAATACTATCTTTGACTTCTTCGTTAATTAAACGAACCAAAGGGCTGGACTCACAGATGGCTGAACGTAACGCATCCGTAAGAACTACAGGAGAGACAACGATTTCTTTAGGTTGATCTGGGGTTTTAGTGCCATCTGGGAGAGCAACATAAGTCACACCATCAATGGTAGCCAGTTCGTCACCAATGCGCTTATTAGCCTCATCGGTTGGTAGAGTCATCTCAATAGACTTCTCAGAGTTTATAAACTTTTGGTAACTGACAATAAATGTCATGGTAATTTTCCTTCAAAAAATGGATTAAATGTTTTAGGCTATGGGTATGTCTGGCATGACCAAAGGTAGATATAAGGCTTTCTAGCTTTCCCTTTTTAGCAGCCCTACGAAATTTAAAAATACTATGCTTGCGAATGAACCTTTTACTTGCCCACGTTCTATAACCAACAAAGTTAATACCTTTTCTAGTTACGGATATGGTGTAGCGTGAAAGCTCAAGCCCAAGGTTGGTAATAAAGATTTTGATCTTTTCAAGAGCTACTAAACACTCCTGTCTGGTTAAACCAAAAATGATGAAGTCATCTACGTATCGGCAGTATCTTTTAGCTTTAAGCTCCCTTTTAATAAATTGATCCAAAGGATTCAAGAATATTAAAGCGTACAACTGCGATAGCAGATTTCCAATTGGTATTCCAACGGGTTCACCATACTCAGCAAACATCATCATTATTTCAACGAATCGTTTATCTTTAATTTTTCGTTCAATTTGCTGTTTTAAAACTGTACGATCAATTCGATAAAAGAACTTGCGTATGTCAAGCTTTATGCAATAACTATCATGAGGTATTTCTTGTATTGCTTTTTGTGCGTAATCCGCAGCTTTATGTGTACCCATTCCCACACGACAGGCAAACGATTGGTCAATAAATGTTTTATTGAATATGGGATAAACAACTCGGTAAATTGCATGTTGCACTACTAGGTCGCAAAACGATGGTGCGTAGATAAGACGAGCTTTAGGCTCATACACAGTAAACATGTAGTACTCATTTGGTTTATAAGTACCGTTATTGATTTCTGTATAAAGCCTATCTAAATTGTGAGCTAATCGCCTCTCAAAATTAAAACAGGCTCTTTTAGCATGTTTATGCCTACTCGCATCTAAATAAGCTTCGTAAAGATTGTCCCTACTAAAAGCCTCTTCAAATAAGTTTCCAACTCTTTTCATAAAAACACTACCTGACTTTTGAAACAGTTTCCTATCCTACTAGAAAGGTAGTGCCACACCGATTTCACAGTTGCCTGTAGGAAAATACCTCCCTTTGTTCCACCATTCCATTTCTGGATACGAGGTGAAGCAGAGTCGGAGCGGAAGCCAATGTTGTTGTTCGAATTCGTCCGATTGTTGTTCAGATTCAAATACCAACCACCTGCACTAGACGAATTGTTCCAATTGCCGCTCGATAACGGAGCCATATTAAGGCACCTCCCTTACTTCTTTATTGCGTTCAAATACTAGCCAACCACCAATCATGCGTCCCAGCTCATCAACTAACTTACTAATTGCAAGGAATCTGTGTGCAGCCATCTTTTTAGGTGACTCTTCTCCAGTTGTTCCGTCTTTAAATTGAAAGTAATTCAAAGAGTTTGCTAAATTAACAAACATTCTCAGTTGTTCATGCCGAACATCAAGGTTGGTTAAAGTTGTTTTCTTGTGATAGCGTTTCTGTCCCTCTACCATTAAGGCATATATGTCATACATGCACGTTCTTATTTGTTGAGCAAGTGCAAACTTTTCAAACCTTGGAAAATGATTCAAGTAAATGTTTAATAGTTTTGCTACCTCGATAAATTTTTGATTCAGTTCAGCTTCAGAGTGTTGTCCCATGTTTGGAGGGGATGGCTCTCGCCACCCCTTACATAATTACAAATACAAGGCGGAGCGGAAGCCAAGGGAGTCGTACGAATTCGTCCGAGTGTTGTTCAGAGCCAAATACCAACCACCCGCACCAGACGAATTGCCCCAAAGGCCGCCCGAAAACGGAGCCATCTCATTAGGTTTGTAGTCATAGATCGTATCGTTACCGAAAATATTCGTGCCACCGATACCTGTAGCCAAAGGAATACCTGCACCAGCGATAGCCCAAGCAGTTCCACTGGTAGCCTCAGACAATACTTGTGTTGCACTGCCCATATTGAACGAACGGTTTGCACCAGTTGCCCAGAGTGGACCATAAGTCGTACCAATATTGGTGTACATAGCGGCATAACCTGTAGCACCCCACAAGTCAGTAGCTAAAGTGTTGCCACCTGTGACCGACTTCATAGCGACTGAAGTGTTCAACAGGAAGTAGTTAGTACCATCACTGGTTAAACCAGCATTAAATTCGTACACTAGACCATTCTGATCGGCAACACCGCAGTTTTGTCCGTTGTGAGTAGTTCTAGCAAACAAGTTAGCAGAACCAGTCTTACCACAACCAGCGTATGTACCATTACCATCAGCAACATAAACAATGGCTGTATCTTGTGCATCACCTAAAGCATTGTTGTTATTGCCTTTAGGGAAGTTCTTAACACCAGTTGCATCGTACCAAGCACAATAGGTTGTCGCTGTAGCCGCTTGAGCATGCGCTACGGATAACAAAGCTACTGCCTTGAAGTTGAATAAAGAGGCGCAGAAGAAGTTGCTACCACGAGTCTTAGCGGCAGCAATGGAGCCACCTAAAGTATTTGCTGGAGATCCAGTCAGGGTTGAGTATGCTGTGTTAGCAATTGAACCACGCTGTGCACTGGTTAAAACAATACCATTACGCAAACTAGAAGCAATACCATTGTTGTTGCTAGTGATGTACTTGTCGTAGAAGAAACCTTCTTGAATCGCACCACCATCATAGAAAGCTCTATGTAGCGCATAACCAGCCGCATTAGCTGTAGCGACATCAGCGTATGCTGAGAATGGCTTAACATCAATCTTATTTAATACTAGACCATTAGAACCAGTACCTACCTTGTAGTAGAAAGCTGGAATCCAGACCATGACTGAACCATCGGAATACTGGTAGTTACCGTAGTTGTCTGAAGCTGGGTCGTTATAACCCTGTAATCCACCCATTCCTGAAGGAACTCGTGGGCAGATGCCTACACCGAAGCCACGCTGACCAGCAACACCAATATCGTTAATGCCGTTAGTGTTTCCTGAGGCAATGCGAATACCATAAGGGAAGTTTGCTGGTTGTTGATTAGGTGCTGCAAAGTTGTCAAATACTGCTGTACTCATTATTAAATTCCTCTTAGGGTTGAGTTACCGAGTCCTGTGATAGTTACATCAGGGGATATTTCTACGGTGTCAATTAAAATTGCATTAAATCCATCAGGGATATTTATGCTGTCACTAATCTTGTTCGGAGTCATGATTAAACTTCCGAACGAAATTAAAGCTGCAGAAGCTGCAGAAGCTGCTGCGGAAGTTGCACTACTGGATGCTTCACTAGCTTTGGTTGTAGCAGTAGATGCGGAGGTAGAAGCTGAACTTGCAGAAGTACTGGCTTCACTAGCTTTAGTTGTAGCCGTGGATGCAGAAGTAGATGCAGATGAAGCACTATTTGCAGCGTTTGTTGCACTTGTTGCAGCGTTATTAGCACTCGTACCTGCAGCAGTAGCGGAGTTACTAGCGTTTCCAGCAGCAGTATTTGCTACAGAAGCACTATTAGCAGCCCCAGATGCACTAGACCCAGCCGAAGTTGCGCTAGATGCAGCAGAGGTTGCGCTAGATGCAGCAGCAGTAGCTTGTGATGTAGCTGTAGCTGAAGCAGAGTTTGCAGAATTAGCATAACTAAGAGCATCAGCAGCTTTAGTTGTTGCTGTATTAGCAGCATTTGTTGCTGTAGTAGCACTGGCAGCAACTGCAGTCTGACTATTTGCAGCAGCAGTTGCGCTGTTTGCCGCACTGGTTGCTGAACCTGCTGCAGAAGTTGCAGAAGAACTGGCTTCACCAGCTTTAGTGGTAGCTGTAGACGCACTTGTAGATGCTGAAGAGGCACTTGAGGCTGCTGCAGTTGCAGAAGAACTGGCTTCACCAGCTTTAGTGGTAGCTGTAGACGCACTAGAAGATGCGGATGAGGAGCTGGTTGCCGCTTCACTAGCTTTAGTTGTAGCAATATTAGCCTGACCTATTGCCGTATTAAGTTGGCTGGTCATTCCAGTTTCAGCCCAGTGTTTTGTAGCAACATCTTGAGCGTCAATAGGGTCTAACACATTAGCAATACGTTTGCTTTGCGCTTGGAACACACCAAGAGAATCTTGGCTAATAACTGCACCAGCTACGTCTGCTGTTTCTTGAGCTAAATAGAGGTCATACGTTACTAAGAGATCTAAATCTCTTTCCAACAATACGGATCCGTCTGTAAAGTTAACGATGGGGTTATCTTTTGGAGTCTCCCTACGGATCTCGATAACCACACCACCTGCAGGAGCTGAAGTAAGCTGAATGGTACTAGCATTCAAAAATGTAAACAGTGTTGTTAAGACACCGTTTAGTCGCACCTTGATGTGTGCAGAGTCAAGGTACGGAAAGTTAAAGGTATAGTTCTTTGTAGAACCGTCTCCTGTATATCGGATATAGCTATAAGCCACCTTTGAAATCTCCAAAAGAAAACCCCCTGAATTAACAGGGGGCTAGAGGTTATTTAGAATTTTTAGGGAATTCATTCGCTAACCCATTCCAGAACATTGTTATAGGAAAAGCATTGTTCAGGGGGGTTAATCGTTTCATTGCCATAATGTCCTTACCAGTAACTACCTCATCAGGTGAGATAGCCTTACGTGTAAGCGTCTTAGAAATCTTTAGACCAGCATTCACGTCTTGTACTAGAGGTAATGAAGCAATACCAGAAAGATCAGATGTAGTCCTCATTCCTGAGAACATTGGCTGAGTAAATGGTAATGAGTCGTATGCGTTAGGTAACACTGAGAGAACCGCAAGTTTTCCGAAAGAGTTAGCTGCAATCTGTCCTGCAGATAGACGCTTATCTAGGAAAGCTTGACGATCTTCTTCGTCCATACCCATAGCTTGAACATGAGTACGAGCTACGTATGCCAACATAGAGATATATGAACCGTGAATGGAACTCATTAAGACTGTCATATCTCGATGGTTCATTGAGTACAACATAGCTTTGTTCCATGCTTGCATACTGAAGTTCATGAACTGAAAGGTCATCTGACCAAGAGTTGTTCCCATTACTGGAATCATGGATGCTAGTTCGTTATGTTGAATCACTCTTCGTGACTCACGACTAATAGCACTCATCAACTGGTAGTGAGCGGCAGGTTCCTGTGCAGCAAACTTATCAATGTCAAGCTTAGGTTTCTTGAAGTATTCTCCAGTTTCACCTTTAGTATGACGTTTGATAGCAGCAACGAGATTAGCAGTATCAGCTTCAGAAAACCCTAAGTGAGCCATGCGTTCAACTGTAAGATATGAACGGTCTCCCTTGTGAGCCAGATCCATGAACTTGTTCACGAGTCCTACCCCAAAGTGACGCTCTTGCAAGATTTGCATAGGAGTCATTCCTGACCAATCAAGGACTGCTTGAGCACCTTTATTGATTGTACTATCTGCTTTATCCATGAATCGACCAATTTTGCTATCGCCCATATTGCGAATCCATGTATCTGTAGGCTTGTACTGAACACGTGTAATGTATTCAGCCCCTACTCCACCAATGGTATTTTCAATATGCTCTAACATCTCATGCGGTAATACACCAGTCTGAGAGTTGCGGATAAAAGATTTGATCTCTGGAACACCTTGCAAAGTTGTCTTATAGCCTAGCGCACCAAGTACGTTACCCCATTCAACTGTCTGGTTCCATACAGCTCCAGACATCTTAGAGATAACTTCATATCCCATCAGAGTCTTTAGTGTTTGCCTCCACCATGTCCATGATTCACGAGGAACTCCTTGGACATCTTCAATAGCTTCACGGAGATACTTGCGGTATTTCTCTAGAGGAGCACTACTTTTAAACCCTTTACCCAGTTCATTATGAGTTGCATCGTTAATCACTGTGTCAACATCACCTAACTTGTAGATGTCTAAGTGTTTAGCAAGGGCAACAGAACCGTTAGCTCTCTTAAAGTAAGCTTCTCCTACGGAGATAGCATCGGTATCAATAAAGTTATTGAGGCTAATGTCCTTGTATGACCCATCAGGTAGTTGCCACTTTTCTTTGTATCCCTCATCAATAGTGTTACGGTGACGAAATGAAGCATTGACAGTACCTTTTTCCCTGCCTTTATAGGTAAGAGCATCGACCATATCATTGATCTCAGATTCAGAGAAGAGGTTAGCTTTAGAACCAATACCGAACTCTTTGGTGATATAGCTACGCAGAGCTACTGGATTATTGGCATGAACCACATCTTCCAGCATATCTTGAGTCTTGTTAGCATGAGCAGCCTCTTGAACACGAACATAGAACTTTCCGAACTTTGCAGCCTCGGCATCAGTCATATCACTCCACGCAGCTTTACGAGCACCTGCCCACCAAGCTTCAACTTGAGCTAAACCTTTAGATCTATCCCCGTAAAGCATTACCGTTTCTTGCCACTTTAGGATGTCAGTACGTCTAGGTAGGTAGTTAGGATTAGCAGGAATCTCTCCTTCAATCGTTACCTTCCCAGTCTTAGGGTCTTTTACTTCCGTAGATGCTAGGCCACGCTTAGTTCCACCAGAGTCAACCAAAGGGTTGTTTACCCGTTTTAAGGTCTTTTCAAACTCTTTAACAAACGATTGGGCAGACTTAATCACTTGTGGTGAATAGTCTCCATCGTAACCACGGATGTAGTTATTCATTTGTTCGCTGAAATCTACGTAGGCTTTACCTTTATCGAAGAATCCATATCCCTGCTCTTTTCTCCATGAGTCAAACTCAGGAAGCCAACTCTTTCTCGTATTTGCTAGAGACGCATTAGTCCAGTTCAGGGCATCTTCAGAAGCGTGGGGTTTGACTACTTCATGCCCAGCATAACCTTGGGTTGTACCAAAGATCTTAGAGGCTACTTGACGAACTTCCTCAGGGGCATTTTTAGATAGAAGAACATTCTCATAAGCCGACCCCTTATCGGAGAATACGTACGGTGTAGCTTCTTTTAAGTCAGCCCTAAGTGCATCAGCACCGACAGTTTGAGCTGCCATTTTAAACTGCGATCCGTTAGTTGGTTTAGCGTAATCAAATACGTTATCGCCAGCTTTCAAAAGCTTAGTTAATGCAGACACTTCCTTCTTGGTAGTTAAACCAAACAGTGAAGCCATCTTATCAATGATGGTATCAAGAACAGACTTTTTCTCAGTAACCATGATTTTGTCAAGAGTTTCTTGAAAAGCTTTATCTGTGATACCGTAAGTAAGAAACTCATGGTTATCTTTAAGTGCTTCAGCAATCTTTGGATTACTTGCCATGTCAATTTGAGAAGCTACAAAATTACGTAGATCATCAATTTCTTTGACTGCAGGAATAGATAGATTGTCTAACTTACCCATAGTTGCAGCATGAGTCAGCTCGTGAAGAACAGTCTGTTCATTCAAACCTTTTTCACCTAAGTGAATCACAGCGTTACCTGTAGCTTGGTCAAAGAGTGTTACCCCTTTACCCTTAGCGGCTAAATCAGGAGACTCAGCCAGATCCTTAAATGTAACCTTGGAATCATCAAGATGAATACCTAGCTTATCAGCAAGTACTTTGAACTCAGGAATGGTAGTGTTTTTCGAGATGTGGTCTAAAGCTTCTGAAGCTGTAGATACACGAGGAACCTCTAGGAACTTTGGAGGATTCTCTGAGATGGGACCAAAGGCTGCCTGACCTTTAGGGGTAAGCTTCATACCTGCCGCTTCTAAGTCAGCCACTTGGGCTACTTTAGATTCACGCACAGCGAACTTAGCAATTGCCTTGTTCTCTGCAGATAGGGCTGAACGGGCTGGATCAATGAATGCTCCACCACCAACACCTAAGCCAAAGCCTAAAAGACCAGCAATATAAATATCATTGACACTAGATACTGGTTTGTATTTATGGGCTACAGCTTCATATATGGCATTGGATGTACCAGCAGCTAAACCCATACGAATAGCATTAGCAAACTTGGTTGCACCTACTTCTTCACCCATGATTGGGATAGCCATGGCAGCAAGTCCTGTGACATCACCAAGAGTATTCCCTAGGAATCCAGTAAAGCCCATCTTGGCTAACTGCTGTTGAGACTTAATAGTGTCCTCTACACGGGCTTTACGTTTAGCAGCTTCCTCATACGACTGAGCTTGCATAATGTATTCCCAGTTATCTCTAGGTACCCCATCGAGAAACTGTGTAGTGTCTTCTTTACTCCATTCAATAGGTGTCCCCTGAATACTGGAGATTGCCTTATCTTGAATGTAGTTATATGTTAAATCGTTGGTAACAAACCCTTTAGACAAAGCCTCGGGGAGGTTCTTAATACCGTTAATAAGCCCACCGTTATCCCGCTTTTGAATCGCAGCTTCTGCTGCAAGATCAACAGGGTTAGGGTTGGGTGTAATACCACGTGGGTTATTCATACTTACGGTATCGTTACCAATAGCTGAACGGCCTAGTACTTGTTCAACCCAAGCTTGACTGCGTTTAGGTTGGTTGTACTTACTAGATGGGAGACTAGCCCACACACCGCCAAGCTTATCTACAGCTCCCATAAAGTCACCTTTAAGAACATTATCCATAGCGTTATTACGCTTGATAAGCTCTACGGCAACTTTATCTTGGCTCTCAGGAGAGAAGTCTGCAACACCAATCTTAGGTGCCACATCCCTGTAGGTTGTTCCTGTAATTTGATACTTACCTGCAGCAGTACTGGGACCATCACTGGTCACTAACCCTATTTGATTAGGGTGTGCCGAGAAGTCTGAGAACTTACTACCACCAACTACGGTGTTGTAGTCTGCACCTTCAGACTTCCCTAGAAAGTTTAAAAAGGTACGAACGTTTGGGTTAGTCAAGAATTCGTTCATTTAAAGCCTTATGAAAAGATGATTTCTTACTTTTGAGTTTTGCAACTGCACCAGCCTTTTCGACCTGTATTAACCGTTGGTACTCGTTAGTTGACCAATCATCTAACTGCTGCTTAGTGCGCTGAACAGGAAGTCCATCAGTACCCTCTAAAGCTTGACCAGCGACATACGCTGTGTAGATTCCACGGTTATCTCTACGAAGAGAGACTTCCTTTGGATCAAAGCCACGAGCTTCAGCTATTGGTGCAATAGTGGTATTGATAAATTCCAACATAAAATCTTCAGGTGTACCAAAAGTGGGTGAAGGAACATGTGGCAGATCACGTTTGTAATAGCCTGTGTTGTTCACACGAGAAGTAATTTGATGGAAGTATTCCTGAGCTTTTTCTACAGCAGAAGGTGCATCAGTAGCTTGTCCAGAAGCATATAGGGCACCAGCAACATCAACCATATCGGCAGCAAAAGCATCGTAGTTAACGTAGTCATTACCTGACTTAAAGTTATCCCACTTCTGTTTACCCCAGATGATGGGACCATCACTGAAGAACGATGGGTTCAACGCTGATTTAACTAAAGAAGTAACTTCAGTATTGATCTTACCGCCCTGCTTTAGATTCTCTAGGTTACTGTTGACAGCTTGGGTTGCATAGGTAGCTGCAGCTTCAGGGGTCTTGCCCATATCATTAAAGATACCGATGAGACGATAAAGTTGTTTATTTGAGTCACCTTTGACAAGACTATCTGCATACACACGGTCAACTGCTTGTACTCTTAAGAAGGTGTCTACTGCTGCCTTACCGTTCTGACTTAGTTCACCAGACTTCTTGTCTTTTGATTCAAGTCCAATGGAGCGAATGTTCTCAGCACCTGTATTGATTACAGCCGCTAGAGAATCGTCTTCAACACCTCTGGTAGCATATAGTGAGACTCGTTGTTCAAACGGAAGACTTGCTGATTGTTTCGCTAAGATGTCCTTAGCATACTTCTCAGCGTTATAGTCCACTGGTTCCCCGTTCTTACCTACAGCTTTGGCAGTTTTGAATTGAGCACCACCATTAAAGGTGTTGTTCTTTAAAGACTCTTCAACCATAGAGTTCAACTGGTTTACTGAATCTTGATGCTGTTGTAAGAAGTAGTTACTCTGGGCAACTCTTTGGGCAGACATAATGAATGTGGCTGCATCGTCTAGGCCAATGGAATCAGTAATGGTTCCACCGTTATCCAGCTTTTGCCTTAAGACAGTTTCCAAAAGATTAACGTCACCGTTCTTTGAGATGTCTGTAAGCACTCCTCTAAGGGCATTGGATCGCATTGTTTTGTTAAACAGTACGTTACCTGTGATTTGCATACGGTAGGCATCACCAATAAGATTCGCAGCGTCTTCTACAGTTCCCTTAAAGTCAGGACTACGGACTCTATCAATCGAGTTGCGAAGACTAATATTTGCATTGGTTTCACCAGCCTCTACACTCTTCTGGTTGTTAATACTTAATACCGTACTTTGTAATTTGTTTTGAATGCCGTTGTAATGCTTATCGAATCCAGCAATGACATACTCATCTTGGCCTGACAAAACTTTGTTTCGGGCTTCCGTAAGGGCAGCATTAGCTTGATCGGGAGTCTCAAACTCTCCTTTAGTAGCTCTTTGAATTACATCGTTAGTAACCATGTCTGCTTGGTTGCTACCGTAAGTATGACGAACAGTAGCTTGGAACAGGGGTGACTGCGAAGGCATCAATGTGCCGTCATCAATTTGTTTCTTTAAATCTTGGGGAGTAATAGAACGAGCGTATGTTTCTGCTGCTTGCTTCTCGTTATCCAAAGCTTCGTGATACAACTTATTAGCTTGTGGGAATGCCACACCTAACTGAGAGATCAACTGCTGAGTCTTTGAGCCAACTAAGTTCTGATTAGCTTGTACTGTATGAATGTTAGGAGAAGCTGTTACTTGCGTAAGCTCAACCTGTGGGTTGTACCCCACCTGCTCTCTAGGCATTTCTTCTCCTTATGGAATTTTATTCATGGATGTTTTGTAATCAACACCAGCTTGGGCAATACGTAATCCTGCACCGATGTAATCAGGCATGATTGGAGATTTAAGTCCGTTGATAGCCGAAGCAGAATCAAAGGCTACGTTTGCACGTTGGTTCTCTGAATTCATGTAAGCATAGTTGTAATTAGCATCTACACTACTATCAAACTTATCTCGTTTACCTGCTAGATCCGCTAACAAATAGTTAACAGAAAGACCAGATACACCTGATTCACCTGCAGCAGTGCGACCACGTGCAATAGCTTCACGTGCCACTAAGTCATTCTCAGTTTTCTTTTGAATGGCTTGTTCACGGGATTGCTGCTCTTGTACGTTTACTTGATTCTGGTTTGCAGCATTAGCTGCGTAAATATTTTGTGACTGACGTTCATTTATCTTACTTTGTGCATCAGCTTGTTGTTGCTGCGAATAAATCGTAGCTCCTGCAGAGGCTGCTGTGATAGCAAGAGTAGCTGCCGTCAGACTGACTGGATCACACATGCTGTGTCTTCCTATAGAAATATGTAAATAACTCTTTGTCTTCACCGAATGGGAAGGGTTCTTGAAATTCAAACCCCAACCACTTGAGCCATTGAATATGGGCAGTGTTCTTAGTCCACGCTATGTTGGCTAATAAGGGGTGATGCTCTTGCATCTTGTTAACGTAATCTTTGCACTCCCTTAGGAATGACTTACGGATTTTTACTAAGTCATCCGAAGCCAGCATCCAAGGGATACCCGTATCGTTCTTAGTTCCACATACTCCGAATATAGCTACTACCCTGCCCTGCCACATTACAGTCCAGCAGAGACGGGAAGAAGAGACGCTCTTTAACAGAACGTCTTTAGGAGAAGATCTGGACGCATGCCAGACCTCCTGTTTATCTTCTTCACGCATCGTTACGGCTAGTTCTGCACAATCCTTAATAGTTGTATCTCGTACAAAAGGCTTAGACTGCTTGACTGCGTTTGACATATAGACCTTCCCAGTCAGCACTCAAGAATGAACTTGGAAGCGGACTGTCGTTCTTAATAACAATGGAGGTACCAATGTTTCGAGAAACCACAGGAGCAATAAACCGACCACCAGAGATGCTATATCGACCAATGGTTGAGGAATCCGCACCCAATACTTTTCCTGAGAAAACGTATGAGTAAGTATCTCGACCAGAAGGTGTTACCTCAACTCGGAAGTACCCAGCATTAGCATAGTTAAAGGCAACTTTGCGAAGCTGTAAACGGCCTTCTGTATCAGATTTCTGACCACCAGTCGGCTGTGCTTGTTTAATAGTGATTGTGGATAATGTGTATTGCATGGTGTACTTGCGACCAAAAGACAAAGTACATGTAGCGTAGTTTCCTAAAATACGGGGGACACCACTAATTATTTCTACATCAAGAATTTCACCAGCACGTATCGCACCATTAGTAGCCTTTACTACCGCTTGGTATGAACCAGTGCCATTTTCAGGGACATATCCAAGATAGGCAGTATTGATTGAGGTGTATCCTCCAGAGTAGCTAAGAGCTGCTGCTGGTACTTGTACTTTACGATCTAAATGAACTGCGTATGGCTCACCTACACCAATATCCCCTAGGGATACAGTCATCTTTTCAAAGTACACACCGTCTGCACGGTTGATAACTAAGAAGAGATCTGAAGAGATGAAGTCTACATTCAGGATTACATCAGTACTTGGGAACGTCCACTTTGACCAAGAGCTTTGAAGCTTCTCGTTGTTTGCCCAAAAATACTTATAGACATATAAAGCGTTTCGTTCACTAGCTGAAGCAGTTACAAGGATGTCCTCGTTGGGAGCTGCAGCAATACGATAGATGTTCGATGGGATGTACTGAGGGATGTGACCAGTGATGTCAATAGAGTCATTGGTAATGTTGTTTAAGTCGGCAAAGTATTCACGGAAAGCAGAGTACGCACCCTTGTTAACTGAAAAGTAAACGTTCTTACCAACCCCTACTGGCTTGGCATAGATATTACATGGGAACTCAGTAACCACTTTAAGACCAATAGTCTTAGGAGTAAGTAGATCATTTTGATCCACAATGAACTGGGTTTGTTCAGAGAACAAGAGAAGCTGCTTGTTGAATGGAATTGCATGCTTTAGTAACGAAACTTTAGTATGACTTGCAGTCACGTCAATTGGATCACTGTCCAACAAGTCGGTAACTGTAGTCCTCCAAAAGTTAAAATAAAAGCCTGACTCAGAGAAGATAACGGATTCATCTGCCAGTACACCTAAACGGTTTCTGTAGAAGAAGATGTCAGAAATAGTTCTACCAATAAAGGATAGATCCATATTGGACTCCGTATCTCCTGCAATACGGTCATTCCATGAGGCTTGCTCAAAGCTGAATGTGCCATCAGATAATCTAATTAAGACATGAGGAGCTGTAGCAGAATCAAAACCTACCGAGATGGAAGGTTTAGCACACTCTCTCCAGACACCCACACCTGCTGCACCAGCAGAATCAAACTTCACGTAGTAGTTATCAAAAGTAGAGGAGCTATCCCCTGTACCTGTAATTTCCACTACAAAGCCGTCTACCCGTGGATTAAATGGTAAGTCGGAAAACTTAGATAAGGTGTCTTTAATAGCTACCATACCGCCACTGTTAAAGCCGTCTTCAGTTGCAATAGAGAAATCTACTACAGTATTTTTTATATAAACAATTGAGCCATATCTACTTACCCGCCAGTTTCCAGCGTTATACCCTGCGCCTACTAAAGAGTTATAAAGTTGGGTGGCAATATAGTCTGTAGAAATCTGTAATACATCTGCAGATACAGACCCATTAGGTGTAGTAAATGAAGCTACAGTTGAACCATTTACAATTACTGAATAAGTTTTACCGTAGTTACCAGCCTTAACGTTGATTAAAGCTTCGAAAGGACGGACTGGAGTTAAGGTTGCAGATTGAGCGACTACTTTGGATTTGTTTACAACAAAGGTGTAATCTGCAACTGTTACGGCTGCAAAACCTGAAGCAATTGAATCAGGGTTGTTTAGGTAGGTCTTTCCATTAGGGAAAGCTACTGTCATTGCATTACCTGCAACGTCATAAACTTTCAGATCACCATTAGTAATAATGACTGCGTAACGCTCAGTTGGATCACGGTTAATTGTGTGAATAAAACAGTCACCTAAAGGGGTATTGGATACTTTCTTTAAATGCTGTGTTGGGGGTCTCTTCTTCAATCCTTGAGATACGGTAGATAACCCATTCTCTTGAGCATCACCCTGTGTTGATAAACGTAGGGTAAAGGGTTGCTGGGAGATACCGTTAACAAAGTTTGGGATAGAAGAGGAGTAGAGCTGGTTTTGTTGTTGCCTTGCCACTTGTGCTCCTATCGGTCAAGAACTCTCATTACGGAATAATTCCCAGTGAGAATGTTGTAATCGGCAGTATTGCCTTCAAATTTACGGAGAGAGGCACGGGCACGAAACTCGTCACTCTCAGTAAACGCATGTAGTGTTACAGCACCTACTACACGTGTTTGAAACACACGAGCAGCACGAATAGTGATGTAATGACGAGCTGCCTGAGGCAACTCCTCGAATGGGAGAATGTATGTCAGATTGGTCTGAATACTCTTCGTGAATTTGTACGTGTGGTTATCTTTGTCATAAAGACGTGAGCCACGCATAGCTACATCAAATAGCTCATCTTGACCAACGGTATCCACTTGGATCACATTTGGGGCTAAGTAAATAAAGCCATCGTTGTCAGGACTAAGTGTGTAGTTTGTATCTGTATTGAAATGCCAGCTCTCTTCTAAGATCTGAACCAATACTTCATTTAAAACGGAACGAGCAATAACGGCATCCACCACTCCTGAAATATCATCCAGAGAGTTAATAGGGGATTCGCCAATGGTACTGAGCATCGTGTTGACAGCATCAAGCTCGGAAGTCAGAGTGGGAGCCATAGTTTTCCTATAAATAAAAAAAAGGGGAACCCCAAGATCAACTTGAGATTCCCCTTGGGATATTGCTTAAAGACTATTAGGCAGTCTTGAGTTCTACAGCAGCAGCAGGACGGAGGATACCGTGACCCATTGCATACTTAGCAACCATCAATGTACCCTGACGGCGGATGTCATACTGACTTTCCATTGCCAAGTCCATCAATTTAACTGTACCCAAAGCAGCTTTGTGAGCTACTACACCAACGGTGTTAGTAAATGCACCAGCGTACTTGTCAGATGTACCAGCAGCTACAGTACCTGTAGATACAGTTGTACCGAAAGGAGCGTGGTTAGTCTTAACAACGTTCAAGCCAGCGATACGTAATACGTTTGCACCAGCATAGCTACCTTCACCACCCCAGAAACGGTTCATGATCTTGGTGTTTTGTGCCAAGAGGTAGTAAGCCGATGGGTTCAAGTAAACATAACGGTCATCTTCAGGGATGTACTTCTCGTCCAATTTCTGAGCAGCAGCGAACAGTGCAGCGATGAGTTTCTCACCAGTTGTATCAGTCAACAATGCAGCATCAACAACAGAACCGCCACCAGCTTCAGTAGAAACAGGAGCAGATCCACGAGCAGCCAAGATGGCTAATTGGAGCTTATGTTTGTCCATCTGGTAAGCCAAGGCTTTACCGATTTGGTCAGAATAAGGACCACGTACATCGTAGTGATTCATTGCTTCATCAATGTTTGCGATGAATGCGTGGCTGATTAACAGGTCATCAATAGTGATAACTTGTTCGTTAGCAGGTACATTCAAACCAGTGATTTCATTACCAGCAGTGTGGTAAGCAGCAGAGATCTTGCCGATGATTGGGAACTGAGCAGATTTACCATTAGCGATAGTACGCTCTTGGAATTTACCCTCAGTTACAGTTGCTTCTTTAAATGCGGTGAGAACTTCACCAGCAAAGACTTTAAGAAATAAAGCCTTTGTATCGCCAGATGTGTTGATCTGACCTAAATTGGAAACGTTTGCGTTTGCCATGATTAAATACCTCGTATGAGTTGAAGAAAGTTGAGCACTTCCTAGACCTCGACACGTCTACACAGAGTTATCTCCCCTCAGGGAGGCAAAGGTTCTGTAATCTAGATTCTTAGAATTGCAATTCCACCGCATAAAAATGCAGTGTGGAATGACTTCTTACATACGAAAAGAAAACCCCTCGGGTGAGCATCGACTGAGTAGTCTCTGTCCAGCACACGGTGCGCTCCACCATGTTCTAGGCTTGAGGGGTGTTGTTACTTATTTGCTACACCTTTGATCTTCTCAATAGTTCTATAGCCACCTAGGCCTAGTAAACCGAATAAGAGAGTCATCAAAGTATTGAGATCCATGGATGGCATCTTGGTAGATATACCATTGAACTCTAAAAAGAATGAAGCGAAAGGAAGGAATACAAACTGGTAGAACAATCCGAATACGCAGATCCATCCTACTGCTGGTCTCCAGCCTGACTTAAAGAAATTATCTGAGCCAGCCTCAACCTTGTTGATTTCTAGCTGTCCTATAGCTAACTTTGTTTCAGCATCAAGGACGGCAAGATCTCCCGTTTGTTGCAGCTTTAGAAGCTCTAATTGAGCCTGTGCTTTCTGTGCTGGGTCAGGGAAGATCTTATCGAAAACTTTATTAGCAAGAGTGAATAGGCTCCCTATTGTTAAGGGATCCATTACTATTCCTTAGAATAAACTTGAGCGGCCTAACTTAGACTGTACTTTCGCACGGTACGCTGGATCTTCACGATAACGTGGATCAGCCATAGCCTTCGTTAGTTGAGCAGTAGATTCAAAGGTATCACCCTCAGAACCGCCTTTGACACCACCACTTAGAAGATTAGGTTCACGACCATTTGATTTCTCAAAGGTAGCCTTAAGGCCTTTTACTGCAAGACGAGCTTGGTCTTGATTCCCTGAATCGACAGCTTTATTAAAAGCATCAATTTCAGAAGGGGTCATATTGACCTTAGCCCACTGAACAATCTCCGAGTATTTCTCGTCACCACCAGCTTCTGATTTGATTGAGTTGGCATAGCCATCTGCAAGAGCACGTTGCCCTTGGATGTACTGGTCAACCAATGCTTTATCAAAGCCTGATTTAGAAAGTTTTTCATAACTCTCAGGTGATAATTCCCCTTTATCGGAGAATTCTTTGGAGAACTCTGTAAGATCTAACCCCTTTTGGGAAAGAGCGTTCTGAGCATCATCTGGTGTTGCAACCGATGGATCTGGAGTTGGTTCTGAATCAGTTACCTTAGGGGCACCCAATTTAGACTCTAGTTCCGCATAAGCTTTAGCCATATCCTCAGGAGATTTGAACTTCTCAGGAAGCCACTGAGGACGATCTTGTGAATCATCCCCAGTTGCAAGAGGTTCTTCTGCTGGAGGAGCAGAGGACTTATCAACCAAGTCAATCATGGCTTGGTCGTGTCCTTCGGGAGCTTGTGCTGGTTGACTTGTAATAACTACAGTATCAACTGACATTAGTATCCTTAATAATCTATCATGATTCGACCATCACCGAATACACGGATTAGTCGAGCATTCTTATCCACAGTGAATTTAACTTTATCGGCACCTTCACCGTAGTATTCAATCTGTGGTCCACCTTTAGTTTTTTCTAGAGAAGGAACCTTTTCCTCCTCAGTAAATAACTTTTCGTTACTGGCTGGTTTGGCTGCTGCCATCTGGAGTCCTTTTCTCTGCAATCTTTCCAACTGCTTGTACGGCTGGGGCAATGCCCTGCTGCATAGCTTGTTGCATCATTGCTTGTTGTTGTGCTTGTTGGGCTTCTTGTGCCATCTGTTCATCAGACTTAACAAGACCCTTCATATCAATACCTAAAGCTGTACCTCTACGGGCAACATAGTCACCCCAGTTGATACGCTCAATAGCATTGGGAATCTGGGCAATACCCGAGATGAATGTCTCAAGTTTGTTTAAGTCATTACCACGGCCTAGGGCTTCCATACCAGTAACAATGACTGGTTTGACTGTACCCTTCGGTAAGGTAGGCATCTTCTTCTTACGTTCCATAGCGAACATGATGCGGTTTACCATAGGTAATTGCATCTCTTGTGACAGGATGGAATAGATTCCACCTAGTGCACTTTCTAGTTCACCTGCCATGTAGCGAATTTCTTCGGCTGTTACACGCTCACCATTACGTTGAATGGCTGAGTTAAGCAAGAAAGCGTAAGACAATCTTTCAGAGATCTGGTTCATTGTTTCAAGGGCTACCCTGAAATCATTGTATTTCTGAAGTTGTAGTGTAGATACGTCTGACTCAATACCTTGGACAAACTGTCCGTTGGCTGCTGCTGCTAAGTCTTCTGAGCTGGTTGTACCGTTAGGATTAACCAAGAATAGAACTTTAGCTGCTGCTGCGGAGCCTTCAACGATGGCTTGAGATAAACCCTCAAGAGACTTAATGTCACCTAGGTATTCTTCTACATAGCCACGACCATAGCTTTCACCGTCAATCTTTGTAAATCGAACAGGAATCCATGGGGATTTCTCAATAGGATAGTAACCTTGAGAATCAGGAACAATCATTCCTTTGATCTCTTGATAAACTTCCCATTTATTATCTTCGAGATAAATATGCGTGAAGAGTTCTACCGATTTAGCATCACCTGCTTCACGGTCTTCGTTTTCACTTTCAGTCTTACTTTTATAGCCAATAGCAATCTGCATCTCATCCGACAAAGTAGATGGGGAAACTTCCTCTTTAGTCACAATGTCTAACACCTGACCCATAGGATCACGTCTAACCACATATCGCTCTAAAGGGAACACTCTCATACCGCCAGCATCTGGCAGATATAACAAAGCGTTTCCTGACACCAACAAGTGTTTCATAGCTTCAAAGGCTGACACACGTATCGCACCCCCTTCAATCTCACCCTGAACTGCACGTTCAATTTTATTGAGGCCTTCTTCTACTTTTGCCCTCATTCCCTCTTGCTTGGTGAGTTCTTCTAAAGTGAAGTCATCAATCTGCAAACGAAAGAACGGGCTGTTAGGCGGCAGAAGTGCTAAGAGTAACTTGGACGCTAGGTTATTTACACCTCGTGCACCGACTGACTGGTAGGGGGTGTAATACTTGGTAGCGTTTGAGTGCCCTGCTGGAGGGACTAAAGTAGGAATTGTGAACTTTGATGCCTCACGGGCACGTGTCAAAAACACGAATCGTTCACTCTCTAACCTTTTGTAGAGTCCAGCAGCTTGACCAGAAGGCTCAAGGTCTTTCTTTTCTTCTGCCATTTAGATTCCTTAAACTGGGATATTTAGGCCATAGCCTGAGGATCCACTGGACGCTTGGGTGCGATCAATACGCAATGAAGCACGTCCACGGTTTGCCTGAAGGGCAGATGTATCTGTTCTACGAGTAGTGCCATCACTCCCTGCTGCCGATGCTACTGCTGGGGCTACCACTGCTGCTGGAGCAGGTGGTGCTGCAGGAGCTGGGGCTGGGGGTGGTGGTGGGGCTGAATATCCTCCTCCTCCGCACATAGTTAATTCTCCAAAATTGTTTTGTTTTGCATATCGAACTGGTGACGAAGCAACCGAATAACTTCTTGATGACCTTGAATAACTCGAAATTCATCGAGGCTTATTAACTGGGCTGGAATGTTATTGGGGAACCGTCTCTCCAATTCGTCTAATAATTCTTTAGTTACGTTAGGAAACTTATTGTTTTTCATTAAGTCCTCCAATTGTGCAATAGTCAAATAAATCAAGTATTTAGGGGGATTACTCCCCCCAAAATTACTTAATAGGACATGCTCCACCAGCACATTCTTCACCTTGAATCTCATCAAAAGAGTTACCTTCATCTAATGAGATTGGCTGCAGATTTGCTGAATAAGCATCAAATACTTCTTTAGTTACTACTTCCTGTGGGAGATAGAGATAGCCTAAATCTTTAGCAGTCTTTGTCGGATCAGCTCTAAATAAAAAGCTGACACCAACATAGTTATCCCAGTTCTCATAGAGCCAATCAACGATAGCTGGTACTTCATCCACAGAGTAGCTGATAGTGGCTGAAACGTTTTGTTGACACCATGACTGCATGAGCATCTTGTAACGCTCTAGCTGACTAATGGCTGACTCAATATTGACTTCAAGTTCCTTGCCGTCTTTTTCAAACTTATCGAAGGGAACATCATCCCATTTAACTGGGAAGGTAATCAACACGGCATCACCATCCATAGGGTTATCAATGACTTTGTACCCTGCTGCTCGGCAGAGGGGAACTAAAGGGTCATGCTTGGAAAAGTTTACGTTGTTAAATACATAGCGACCAAGTGGCTTATGGACCCCTTCTGTTGTATCCATGATCTTGGATAAGGTACCGCTTGGTTTGACGGTGGTGACATTTTTAGGCCGTGGTAGCCCAAGCTCGTCAGCCATTCCATAAGCTCCAGCAGTAGCTGTTCTATTAAGTTCCGTGTAGTCGTATGCTCGAAGGTCAGGCCTCCGCACGATACCCGTAAGACCCACTCCACAGAGTCTGAGGAATTCATTGTTAAGGTGCCACGCTTCTTGTAGCAAGCCGTCAAGTAAATTAACACAGGTCTGCCTGTAATTTGCTCTAGCAGCGAGGTGTACAGCACTTCGTAATCCTGCAGAGTCCCCTTTAAATTTACCAACATCTACCTCCGTTAGGTTACAAAAGGACTTATTACCCAACAAGATCTCAGCACAAGGATTAACACCCTTGAACCAAGGAGCACGATGAGTTGCTGTTTGTCCGTTAATGAATGCGGGTTCAGAACCACCAGAGGCCACCATTAAGTCAAAGATCTGCTGGATCTGTGGGAGGGTTGGTTTGGTTTTGAACAGTAATGAGTTATTAGATTGGGCACGTTGAACGTTCTCCAACCAAAAGTCTTTCTTAGCTACTGCGAATTCTTCCCACTCTTCTTCACCGTAGTTAAAGAGTGCAATTTCGGCTGACCTACGGGAGCTGAGGATTGTTCCGAGCCAGTTGACGATATCGAGGATGTCGATTCTGGAGAGGAGGCTACCCGCTTTTTTGTTAAGGATCTGGAAGATAGCTTGGTAGGCTTTCGTGATCGCTTCATCACCACTGGAGATCCAGCCGTAACCTTTAAGTCGCTCCCCTGCAGGACGGATTTCAGAGAAGTCCAAGACCAGCTTTTGGGTTGTGTAAGGGTGAGCCAAAAGCTTACCAATAGACTTAGCCCATGCTTCTGCTGAGTCCCCAACTTTGATAGTCCAGATGCCGTCTTCGTGTTTTTCTTCATTGTTAGGATTGCCACCTTTTTCTGTACGTGTACTACGTATGATTTGTAATTCTTTAATGGGCTTCCGAAAGCCTGTGAGTTGTCCGATGATGGGACGGAAGCCAACACCACATCCCTGAAGCAGCAACCAGAGGACATCAACTACATCCTGTACGGTTTCTACGTGGGTAAAGCTGCAGTTGAACTGTGAGGCTTCACGAGTTTGGGCTACGGATGTACCTCCTAGCCAGAGGGTTCGACCTGAAGTAAGGACTTTACGTTCCATCATCAAGTCTTTAAGTTGCATTAGTTCATCAAACTGTTCAAAGCTAAGGGCTGCATCTTGTGCTCGTTCCCATAGCCATCTTTGGTGGGAGATAACTCGATCTACGGTTTGTTCCCAAGATTCAAAGTTCTTACCTGTGTCATCAGTCGGTCTGTTGTATGTTCGTCTCGTTATTAGTTGTGCTCGAAGTGATGGAGTCTTGTTCATTTTCTTTGGTCGTTAAAAAACCACCCTCAGGTGGCTTTGGTTTCTTATTGAAGATCAGATCCCAGTTGGATTCAAACTTCTCTTTGTCTAGTGGTTTACGGTGGAGGACTTCACGCATCTACAGTTCCATAAAAATATTTACATTCGTTATCTTCAGGCTTCTTAGGGACTTCAACAAAATAAGATTGTCGGTACTCACAGGGTTTAGCCGTGTATCTGTAACACTTATCTTTTTGCTTGCAGTCTCCGCCCTTGCACATAGTGATGTCAGGCATTAGCCTTCTCCTGACAACGGTGCTCAACATTGAAATAGCGATCAAGCCCACACTTAGGGCAGATGTAGGGAATGATTGGCTGACTCATTTGATAATCTCAATTGATTTAAGTTTGTCTGTTTCACCATCCCAAATAAACCTAACATTTGGTATTTCGTGGAACCCTTGACATATACACACTTCACCATTAAGCCGTTTCATCACATACACTTCTTCCACAACATCGGGCTTTTGTTTAGGTTTGATGCGGTAGTCATAATGTAGTGCTGTTCCATTCCATGTTGGGATTCTGGTATCTCTCCAAGTACTCCAACTCCCATCAATCAGTGCTCTTTCTTGAATCTCAGCACCATCAGCCCATGCCTTAATTAGTTCTGCGTGTCTGTGTGGTTTCATAAGCCTCTCCTTAGATAGACATTTATGTGGCTTAAGATCAAAAGGATCTAGGGGTGCTCCGCAAACTGCACAGTCAACCTTAATCATTAAGATGCCTCTCCGTGTTTCGATTGGTGATTCTCTAAGACCTTCTGAAGGTAATGCTGTGCCTTCTTAAGATCTTGTGAGCCGTTCTTATATTTGTATCTGAGTAGGTACTTGAGAACATTACCTTCATAGAAGTCCAACTCCCACGCATCTATGATGTCAAAGGGTTGGATCTTATTTTGGTAATGGCTACCGCCTATTTGTGTATCTCTAGCTGTCATTACGGATGCTCCTGTAGTTACGTTGCAGGAGTCCATAGCTTTACCTCTCCTGTCTTAAAGTCATATTCCCCATGTCTGAGGATCCGAGCTACCCGTGCTTGTGATAAAGCAAACTCTTCACTAAGGCCAGCTTTCTCGTAAGCCTTAACAATGTGCTTCCAGTACAGAGCTTTCATGTCCTCTGGTTTAGCCCAAGGAGTCCCCTCCTCTATGGCAGCAATTAAGATCTTCTCCGCAGTCTTGGGACCAATGCCCGTACATCCAGAGTAACCATCTGTTGGATCACCAGATAGGGTCTGTAGCATGTGGTACTTATCAGCCTCAAACTCAGAGACCTCAAAGAACTCATCTTTACCAAAGTTGTAGTGAGAAGCAGGTACGCTTCGCATATCTTTATCAATGGTGCAGACAATGTATTTACCATCTAAAGCTGGGTCAGTAGCTAAGATACCTAGGAGATCATCACCTTCAAGACTTCCTTCAACGATGCTGTGGAATTCTTCTTGTGCCCACTCACGGATTGTCTTAAGAACCATCGGCTTTCGTACATCTGCACGGTTACTTTTGTAAGGCTCATAGACACCCTTTCTCCAGTTGAGGGTACTGCTCCAGACTAGAGTTGCTTCATCACAGTTAGTCCTTTCAAGGATTGAATCAACCATTCCTTTGAACTTACGTTTAGCTTCTTTTTCATCAGCATGGAGAGTCCACATACCATCGCCCCAATAGGTTGCCTGTTCTGCTGAAGAGGCTGCTTGGAATGCCAAGATGTCTGCATCAATTAGGGCATCAGTTGGCATGAGATCCCCTTAGTAATGCACAGCGTGAGGCTGCGGAGATCTTGAAGAACTCACGGATGTCTAACGCAGCATTGAACTGCTGGTGTTCTAAAGAGACTAGAGCGCAATGCTCAGCTACAGTCTTCATGAACTTAACCCAGCGTTTCATTTCTTCTTGTGTTGTATATGTCATATCTAGTCCAGCTTCATCTGCCAACTTCAGGCATAACTGCTGGTCTTCTGACATGTGTTTAATGTCGTGTTCGTTAATCAACTTTGACAATCCCTCGGTAAATAGTTTTGTTAGGCCACGAGGAAGCTTTCTCGAAGCAGTAGGTAATACCGTTCTTAGTTGATAGGTGTCCCTCCCAGTTCATGGATGAGGTAGCCCTATCGGGACACAGGTTGGTGTCCAGATCGTTCATTACTTTTTGTACTGCTATAAGGAGAAAGACTCCGACTAAGATTCCCGTTAGGAACCTAGTCATCCTGTTCGCCCACAGGGACAGGGTTCTCGATAGCTCGGATGTAGTCTTGCAGGTGGGAGTTATCCATCAACACTTGCGTCAAGCCACCAGCCATCTTACGGACAATCACTTCCTCTTCGGGGTTGTGTTCGTTAATAGACATCTGGAACCAGATAGCGTGGAAGATCTCATGAAGCAAGGTATCTAACTCTTCTACTGGGTGCATCCCATCTTGAACTACGATCTCCAACTTGGTGTTGATACAGAACCCAACTGCTGAAGAACCTAATAGGTTTGACTTCTCCCAGTTAACTCCATACTGCCGACCCATGATTCTCAGAGAACGTGGTCTCTTCTTAATATGCTTCATAAATAACCACCATCCCTTAAGTGTTGTAGTCCAGCACCAGTAATTAGCCATGTTCGACCATAGATGTCTGGTGCTTCTTGTGTTGATATAAACCCTATAGATGCAGCAGCAGCTACTTGTTGTGCTTGCTCTCGTGCAAAGTTGGAAGAGACTGCGAATCCTCCGATGTAAGCTTCACGTACTACTTCATATAGGGGTTGAGTTAGTGCGTATCTGCCCATGTAGTTCCTATCTTGTATTCACCTGCTGTTGGACACCTGAAGCCATAGAACTCACCAGCAATCCGAACACAATCCGTAGCTGTAGTAGCTACTTGTTGTGCAATCTCTGGTGTTCTACAGGCAATCTGAACTTCATCGTGTGACCATGCACAGAAACAGTAGTCACCGTCCCAGCCATGTTTAAGTCCTGATTCTTGTAGCTTCTCTTCTAGAATTACTAGCCACTTCTTACAGACAATGGCACCAGCTCCTTGAAGTAAAGTGTTTAATGCACTGTGTGAACTTCTAACGTATATCTTTCGTCCATCAAGCCCGAGGAGATACCCACGCTTACTAGCTTCCTGTACTTGTCTAACAAGTTTTCCGAGGGCAGGCAGTGAATTAAGAAACTTGGTTTTAAGTTTGCGTCCATCGGCTGCAGAACCATTAACAACGGTACCAATCTTTCCATCACCTGCTCCATAGAGGAATGCGTAAATAAACGTCTTTGCTTGGGGTCTCGTACTTAGTCCCGCAGCCTTTTGATTCTCGCTGTGGATGTCTCCGTTTAGAAGCACTTGTCCGTACTTGCCTCCGTCCCACTTTGCCATGTAATGAGCTAGACATCTAAGCTCCAATCCAGAAGCATCAGCACCAACCAAAGTCCACCCAGTAGGAACAGTGAATAGAGCACGACACTCATGACCATAAGGGCTGCTTCCTGCAGGTACTTGGGAAATATTAGGATAGGCATGTGTTGCTCTTCCTGTGACAGCCCCATTCGTGTTGACCGTACCATGTATCTTTCCTTTCTTTGCCAGCTTTAACCATGCCTGAGCACCCTCAGATAACTGAGAGACTCTCTTCTGTACCAAGAGGTACTCGGTAAGAAGTTTGCATGGTGGGTAATCTAATTTTTCTAATACGACTTCATCTACCTGAGGCTTTCCACCTTCAGTAAAATCTACAGGCTTCCACCCATAGAGCGTGATGAGTCGATCTGCTATGTGATCCCGTGATGACGGGTTGAACTCAATAACCTTAGTCCGTTTAACAGGTACACCCTTCTCGTAGCCCCGAGTCTTATTGTTTACCTTAGGAATAAAGTCTGGTAGGTTCACCGTCCATGAACCAAAGTAATCTTTTAGTTCACGCTCTAGATCTCCCCTTCGCTTAACAAGTACTGAATACAGTTCGGAGCCAGCCTTCTCATTAAAGTAGAAGCCGTTCCGTTCTTGTTGTGCCATGAGCCACGCAACTTGGTGCTCAAGGTCTATAGATTCTTGGCTGAATTCTTTAGCCAATAGCTTATCTAATAGCTTGTGGGTTACTTCAATATCTTGAACACAGTAATCCAGCATCTCTTGGCTGAAGGTTTCCCAGCCACCTGTGTAATCCCCTTTGTGTTCACCTAAGCGATAGCCCCAAGACTCCAAAGAGTGTGAGCCAAAGTTCTTCTTAGGTAACTTACCGTCCCTCATAAGGGATACGTCATGCTCTTTAATGTTGGCATAGACCAGCCGAGCTAGGACTAGGGTATCTAATACCTTGGTCTTATCAAAAGTAAACCAAGGGTAAAGCTTTTGTATAACTGGAATGTCATACTTAATTACGTTGTGTCCCACAATGACATCACCTACTGCCATTCCAGCCTGTAATTTTTTTAATCCAATCTCAATGTCTTTATTGGTGTATGTATAGACAGCATCAATGTCCGTCTCTTTAATCACCATGCAGTGAATCTTGGTTACATCATCTAGAAGACCATCGGTCTCCAAGTCAAATATAAGTGCCATAGATTCCCTCAAAATTCTATAAGTTCATAGGACGAAGTGGCCCTAACAATCTCATCACGAACTTCTGGAGGAAGCCTCATGAACAACTCAGAAACAATGTCGATTAACTTATCCTGCTTTGCTTGCATGGCTTCAAGTCGACCATAGTCATAATCATCTGCGTCCATAACTATGTGAGAAACAAGTTCAGATTCTTTTAGTTCGTAACCTGCCCACTTTTTTTTATAAATACGTTCCATATATCCTCTCGCTGGAGTGAAATTAAGGTGGGCTTTTGGATCTGGTGCCCACTAACCAGTAAAAGAAAAGGGGTGAACCTTTCGGAACACCCCTACTCACGTGGAGAACTACTATGAAATTACAAAATTACTTTTACTGCCCCAGCTAGGTACATAAATACAGCCACACCTTCTACTAGGAACAGGGGGACATCACGCTGGAGGAATCCAGCAGTCATCCAAAGGAAGCTCCCTGCAAGGGAGAACCAGATGTTATCTGGATAGATGTTGAAGGCTGTTAGCCCAATACCTATTAAGCAGAGAATGGTTCCTATCCACTTAGTAAGCAGCATCGGTAGTCCAGTCAACATGCTGGAGCTTGATACCTACACGAGCTAGGCAATCACGAATGGCATCAGCATTACCAGCAAACTCCTTGGAATGCCCAAGCAACTTACCGTCCTGTGTAGTCACATCGTAGTTGTAGTCCGTGTGTACCAAGAAGCCATTGCTAATCTTCTCGATTGAAATAGTAATCATGGTTAACCTTTCACAAGAGTAGCAAGTTCTTTAATGAGCCACACTTTAGGAGCAAGAGTCATCATGGTGATGGCCTTCAAACTCCACATAAAGCTTACGAATGTAAAGAAACTAAGGGCACCACTAGCTACAGTTGTAAAGGCCCAAAACCCATCGTCATATTCATCATTAGCTTTTCTCCAAGCGTGTCGACAGACCTTAACCAAGGCAACCATAAAAACCACTGCAATTACAGCCTCTACAACCTCCCAAGTTAGACTAAACCGTAGGTACTGAACAGCAATATCAGGTATTTGGTCCATTGCAAAGTCGGCACCTTTAGCTACAGCCGTCTGAATGCCAGTAAGGATGTCCACTAATTTAAGTTGAAGTTCTTCCTTCATTACTTCTCCAATACGTAACGAGCGTAACGCTGTCCTGTGACTGGATGTTTCTTGTGCTTAGTTACGATGTTGTAACCAGCCAGACGAAGCTCGCTAATACGTTTAGAGAGGGACTGAATGGAGTAATCCACGATAGCCTCACGCTGCGAAATGCTTTTAGCCTTTTTAAGATGCTTGAGAATTGTCAGATTCTGTGTCATTTGTATTTCCTTTTAAGTACTGGGTGTAAAGATCCATCATTTGTGCTGCTGCAATATGAGTCAAGGGCATCGGCTCATCTGACTGCATGTCAACTGGTGGGTTGAAATCAAACTTAAACTTCACTGCATCATCACCATCCATAGTGAGAGTGATGGTTGCCTTAGGTACATCGAAGTTAAGCTCCAAGCTACGATTTGATTTGTGCATCAAAATTCCTGTTCAATAGTTGTTCTCGTCTCATCTTTAAAGACGGGTTCATCTATCTCAAATAGACGGCCTGTCTCTCTGTCATACGAGAGATACCCAGCGATACCTGTCTCACCGCTAAAGCGATTCTTCAGGACACGTAGAGTTGTTATGTTGGGATGTTTCCCTTGTTGGTCACGCTCTAAGCCAATCACCATGTCTGATAACTGGGCAATCGAATGTGAACCACGAAGTTGTGAGAGGGAAGTCATAGCTCCCTGCTCATGCCCTTTACCTTCAGGTCTCTTGAGGTGAGATACTAAAAACATGCCTACCCCAGTCTCTTCAACAAGAGTACGTAGCATGGTCATAGCGTTGTCTATAAGTCTTCGCTCGTCACCATCTCCAAGACCGCTAACCACAATAGATAAGTGATCCAGAATAATCCAGTTACAGCCACAGCCTTTAGCCAAGTATCTAACCCTAGAAATTAGGTTATCAATATCACTGGATCCAAAATGGTTATACAAATAAAGCCTACCACTACCAACTGTGTTGCTAAATGCACGATGCATCTCCTCATCAGAGATTCCTTCCTTAGAAATATGTAGTGGAGTATTAAGCTCAATCCCCATTAGTCCTAAGGCAGTACGCTTAGGATTCTCCTCAAGCATCAACAGACCAACCGTCTCGTTTTTCTGTAATAAGTGGTGCGTGATCTCTCTAACAACTGCGCTCTTGCCAATACCTGATCCAGCAGTAAGCGTGACCAGCTCCCCCTTACGTGCCCCGTGCGTAAGCGAATTGAGTTCCGCCCACGGATATGAGATCGCTTCAACTGTTTCCTCACAAGTGATCTGATCCCAGAGATCCGAACCCGAGATAACACCATCAGGTCTGAACGTCTTGGCATTCCAGATGGCTTGAATGATGGCATCTTCTTTACCTTGTTGTAGGCATTCGTTGGCATCTTTGTACGGTAGTGAAGCAACTTTAGCCTTGCCAGCCTCGAACAACTCCGCACACTCCCGAGCTGCCCTTTGTCCTGCTTCGTCCATATCAAACATGAGCACGATCTCTTCAAACTTACTAAGAGCTTCAAGATTGCGCTTGATGGCCTTCGTTGCGCCCTGTGCCCCATTCGGTATCGAGCAGACAGGCCACTTGTTACCCTGTACTTGGCTGACTGTAAGAGCATCAATCTCTCCTTCGGTTATGACAATCTTCTTGCCTTGGTTCCAAAGGTTTGCTCCAAAGAGTTGAGCTTTTGAAATGTCACCAAGTATCTTGAAGTCCTTGTTAGGGAAGCGAATCTTCTGAGCTACCATCTGACCACTTGTGTCAAAGTAAGGGGCAATCTGTACAGGCTGTCCATGGTAGTCACCTACTTGGTATCCATACTTACGGCAGGTACTTTCACGAATCTTACGTTTGATTAGATCTTGGTAATCCCCAGTGATTAACCCTAGGTTAGCCTTCTTAGTTTCAACTTCAGTCACTGTTCCATCACCTTTAACGTGGGTATTACAGGCAAAACAAAATTGGTGCCCATCGGTATAGATTGAATTAGCGTCCGAAGATCCGCACTTCTCGCACGGTATGTGTTGTACAAAATTACTATCTGATTCCATGGGCACCTTTACTTATGCTTGTTCGTTGATAAAGTTTGTGAGTGCTCTATCAGCCAACTCAATAACAATGGCGAGGTACATAGGCCAAAAGACCCAGAACCATGACCAATCAATACTTCCCATGAGCTTTGCAATAACAAAGACAAGGGATAAAACTTGTGGGAATTTCAATCTCATTTAATGCCTACTTTCTCTAGCCAACCTTTGACATCAAAACTAGGGCAAGCCTTGCTGACTTTAGGAAAGTCTCGGTGTCCTTGAATTGTTGCGTTGGGATAAGCCTGTTTAAGTTCTGTTAATAGGGTATTAAGGGATTCAAACTGTTCAGGTGTGAAGTTATTCACAGCTTTAGTAATGTCATTAGCATCAACACCACCAACCATGCACACACCTACCGAAAATTCGTTCCACCCCTCTACATGAGCACCAATTACATCCCGTGCCCTGCCCTCTTCCACTGTCCCATCCCTACGAATTACATAGTGATAGCCAATACACTGCCAACCTTTAGCTCGGTGCCACTTATCAATCTCAGCAGCCCCAATGTCTTGGTTAGCGCCAGTAGCGGAACAGTGAACAACAATGTAGTCTGTCCGAGTCCTTACTCGAGTATTACTTTTGAATACCATTTTTCTTTTCCTTTAACCATGCGTCAGGGATGTCCTTGTCCGCATAAAGGAACCCATGTTTCACGCACCACATACCGTAAGTGGTAGCGGAGCGTTTACTAATCTTTGTTTTTGAATTACTAAACACGAACCGAATGTCATGTTCGGGGTGTTGAGCCTTCACTAATATGTGTTTCTGGCGATCCTCTGTAAGGAACCGACCTTTAGATTCAATGATGATGCCGTTCTCTAAAACAAAATCAGGGGTATATCTAGCTGGTTTCTCTGGTTTCGTGTAGTTGATAACCAGTTCTTCAAAGACAAAACCCACCCCTTTCGAGGTGAGTTTGTTCGCTATTGATTCTTCCAGACCAGACCTGAATCCATACTTCAGCCCTATTTGCTTTGGAGTTGACTTAGAAGTCAGTTGTTTCTTCTTGAACTGTTGTCTCAAAGTTCTGCTCTTCTGCTGGGGTATCTTTGGCCTCGTAACCATCTTCTTTACCGAAACCGTATGCACTACCATCTCCACCACCTGCGTATTCAACAAGATCAATTACTTGTGCAGCCTTCAATCGAAGTGATACACCAGCACCAGCCAAAGCTGTGTAGAACGGGACCAATTCAAAAGCAACCTTCATCTTTGTGCCGCCACCAATCTTGGTGTCTTTACTTAATGGGGTTCCTTTAGCATCGAACAATGCAGGACGTTGTTCAAACGATTCTCCATTCTTTGGAGTAACCTTTGCCTTCAGTTTGAACTTAAGAGTAATAGAACCATCATCATTCTCTGTAATAGGGGAACCAGATTCTTTAATCTTTTTACCCTTATTCTCTTCTTTTGCCTTAGCTACAGACTCTTCTACAGCGTTGTTAATTAAAGTGGAGAACTGACCGTCATCATCACGGAATGTGAGGGCAACAGAGTAATCCCCGTCTGGGTTAAATTTAGTGTCAGGCTTAGTCAACCATGGGTACTGTGCAGTACCTAGTGGAGTGACATAGCGTGGCAACTTAGCTTTCTTTGTCATGTGTTTCCTTAGTTCCAATTAAAATGTTTAGCTTCCAAGGCTGGAACGTCATAGCCTAGTTCTGCTAGTTCAGCAAAGAGGGTCATTGGAATAGGCTGACCGTCTTGCCATGTTGCAATGGCTTGACCCAATGCAGATTCAAAGTTTTCTTGTGTCATTTCATAGTTCTCGTTTAGTTGTACCAATTGTGCAATAGTTACATTTATGTAACCTTTAGGCAAAGCAATACCTACTGTTAACTACTTGATCTAACTCCAGATTTCCCATTTGAGGCATCTCTGGGATTTTCTCAATGGCTTCTTGAGGTAGTCGCTCCCAAAGTTCTTCCTTGAACTGGGATAAAACATCGACCTCTTGATACATCTCAACAAAGGATTCCCTTACGACTCGATAGAGAATCTCTGTGTCTCCTGCAGTGGTTCCAAAGCTGTCATGAATCATTGCAAAATTAGAAACACCCTCTTGCTGGGCACGAACAATCGTGAGCTGCATGTGGGCACCATCGCATGAATGGATGTAGTTAGGGGCAATACCCTGAGACTGTCTACGGCTATCAAGCTTATTGCTCTCCTTGTTCATCATCAGATAGATGACCTTCCCGTTAATAGCAGTCAGAACCCTGTGTGTTTTCACATCTGGGTATGCTTGCATAACTGGGAAGTTAACTGGGGTAGACCAACGGATTGGTAGTCCTTCAACTGTAGCTGTCGATGCCACCTTCTGAAGCCAGTGCATAGCCTCACCTGCTTTGACTAGCACCTTGTTTACTGCTTGCCATATCAATTTAGCCATGTACTGGGATGCTGCATAGCCGTCATTGGTAAATGGAAACTCTTTATTAGACTGTTTTGCTGGACGGATGATGTCTTCCATCAACTGCTCCTTAAAACCGTACTCTTTAGAACCATAAGCAAGAGTCATTACTGAACGCTTAGTAACCTTTCGAGTTACACCGAATGCAAGCCATTGTCGTGCGAGTGTCTTGGTACCCTCCCGAACATACGCTGTTCCATCGTCAGTGTGTCTAATTTCGTCTTCGGTTCCCGACTCCAGATCTTCTGTAGCCTGTTCGATAGCCTTGTCAGCCACGAGCTGGTAGACATCGGCTGGGAGATCTTGGGGAACGAGATTGACTGCTTGTCCTCCAACTTGGTCTCTGAGCATTGCCGAGAAGTGTTGGATGCCAGAGCAGCTACCGTCCAAAGCCACGGGGAGCTTTGATACGAACGAATCACCATATTCGGAGTAACCCTTCCATTCGAGACAAAATGCCAAGAACTGCCACGGCTTGTCAATTGATACCCCTCCCATACAAGTACTCCATCCCCGTTCGTTATACGGATCTTTTGCACAGCGAATAATCTCTTCTTCATTATCTAAGACCCAGTTAACCCTGTCTTCCAAAGAAGCCTTATCGTAGCCAGCCACGTTTGCACCGTGAATAGCCAGCCACTTCCACCCCTCTTCACCCAACGGTTTACCGTTAGCAAAGCGTAGGAGAGACTTCTGAAAGTCTGATCCCTGTGGGTTTAAGTGTGGTACTGCGTAGATACGACCTCTGAAGTCGAGTTGGTAAGGCATAAAGATCTTCTTGAAGTTGTTGTAACGCTTTGCAATATCAAGGGTGATGTTGAATGCCACACGCTGTCCACGTAGTGATAAGTTTTCCCCGTGAATACGGGCTGACTGAAATCTATACTCCTTTCGAGCTAGTTCATTAGTTTCAATGTCATGAGGTTTGGGAGGCGGCTGAACACCGTCTCTGGACGGGAGACCACCTAAGGTGCTTCCGCTAGTCCATAACTCTTCCATGACTTCAAGGACTTGGCTATTGATCTGCCAAGGGGTTCTCTGCAATGCGTTTACTGACGAGTACACAATAGGCATATCGACATACTTAAGCTCTTCTAAATAAGAACGATTCTTAACTTTGACTAGCTTTAGTGGCTTGATACTCGATGAGATGTATCCCCCATCGAATGGTGTAGTCCAATCCCTAGGCTGAACTACCATCGGTTCATACACGGGCTTTAAGACTGCCATTGAATCGTTATGCTTCTCGATCCATTCCATAGTCTCAGGCAGTGCCTTAACGTACTTTATGGACTGCTTCTTGTCCTCGTTGATATTAGTCAAGCAGACGATGCCAATAGATGACATGCAGATGTCTAATAGTTTTACCCCAACGTGGAGACGATCAATACGTGACCATCTATCCCAGTTATCCACACGATCAGCAGTACGGACTGCATACACGTGACGATAATGGCTGGAAGTACGCTTCTTAGCTCCTATGACAATCTTCTCGTACTCTTTACGCTCATTGTCACGGATGTCTGCAAGGCGCATCTCGTCCTCGATAGCCGTACCAATAGATACAGCAACAAACTGTAGGGTTCTAAGGCTAGAAATCCCTGCCAATACATTCTTTAGGGTCAAGAATGCAAGAGTCTGTGGTGAGACATCCTTAATTTTCTTCCAAGCAATAGCATTATTCCCTGCTTTGCCCTTACCTGTAGCTTCGATCCATTCTTCAATGGACTTAGACAACAACTCAATACGACCTTTAAGTAACTTCTGACCGTAGGCAGTACCATCCTCGCTCTTACGGTCTACTGCGAACCTGACATCCCTTAAGAACCGTAAAGCACCTCGTTCAGTCATTTCTTCTTCTAGCTTCAATTGGACAGACATTAAGTCTGACTCTTGGTTAACGGTGGTGTTAGTCATCTCGTTTAATCCTTAGTTATTTACTTATTTAATTACTTATTAGGGTTGTCTTAAGAATCTTTAGGGAAACTTAAGGTTTATCTATAGTTGTCCAGTCTTTTACACAGATATCGGTTCTAAGCCACGTAGAACCAACACCTCACTTGCACATCAGAAACCTTCTGTCACTGGACAGGTTTGAATCTGTCCTGACTTACATTTATGCAAGTATACCAATTGTGCAATAGTTAAATAAGTGATTGATTTTGAACGAAATTTTGGGGACGGTTAAATCCCCTTGTTCCTTGTATTACGTGGTGCCCGAGGCCAGAATCGAACTGGCACGACTGTTTAGGTCGCAGGATTTTAAGTCCTGTGTGTCTACCGATTTCACCACTCGGGCAACGCTACTTTGAAGATGCAATACATTTTAAATCTGCTGTGTCTACCGATTTCACCACTCGGGCCCGCGCGAGCAATGAAGCCACGCTAAATAAATCAAGACAAACAAAATTTTAGCATGTACAGACCTCAGAGGGTCTCAAGACTGGGTT